TTATTTTTTATCCAAAGTGGGAACGCTCCCTTTATTGCCAACCTTTAACCCCAGCAACTCAGCAATATCCCTTGTCTTGATATATGTCACACCATCCTTGCGAATCATATCAGCCTGAAATTCTTTTCCATCTATTATAATTTTCCCCTTTTCAACCATTTCATCATCCTCCATCTTGTACAAAATATAATCCATCAAAAGCCAATGGGTAAAATTGTTTTTGCTTAAGGGTACCTCTCGTACACCGTAAGCCGAACCATCTGCCCCAATATAGTAAGGAACATTTTCTTTCATACCTGCAAAAATGCCTACATGCCCTCGCATCCAAACCAAAGCACCAACGGGGGCATTTTTTATGGTATTAATAGGCTCTTTGTGAATTGCATACTCAAATAACTGAGAAGAACTAAATATTTTTCCCGTTGCCCATGAAATCAATCCCGAACAATCCACACAAACGCTACCAACCTTTTTTTCATCACTATCCCAAACAAGCTTTTTTCCGTACAATCTCTGTAGATAGTTAAAGTTCGCCTGGGTCATGATTGCCCCTTTCATGCCATAAACATAAGGTGTTCCCAACTTAGAACGAGCAAAATCCACTAATTCCTGTCCCGTCATACTGCTTCCCCCTTTACGACCTCTTGAATTGCTTTGTTCTGTGTCAATAACATCCTCATTTCAATCAATGCAGCATCCACCCATCCCGAAAACAATTCAAAAGATACAGCCTTGGTGAAATACGGGAATCTCGCAATAAATAAATCCCATACATACCTTAATTTTAATTGCCCCGTGCCGCTCCCTAGCTCCTTTTCCGCTTGGATACAGGCATACAACAGCCATTCCTTAATCATTTCAACCTGTTTTTGTGTTGGCAGCTTGGAAAAATCATATGCAACGGAAACTCCTATCACTATAGCCGCAATACCTACCACCAAGATAAACCAATTTTCAATCAGCCACATCATTGTTATTCCCCTTTCTCATATCCTCAACAAATGTCTCCTTTTCTTCCCTTTCCCGTTTTTCTTCAATTAAGCGAACTCTTTCTTCCTCCCTCGTTTCTTTAAACGACTTCATAAAATATCCTAGCATTACCGTAATAATCTCAGTGACAACGGTAATAGACAGTGTTTCGGCTATCTGCTCCCGTCCCAAAAACGCAAGAAGGTAAGAAAGCTGCAAATCAACCAAAGCAGTGATAAATATCCACTTTACTGCTTTTTTGGAGAATGTTTTTCTCATTCTTCTTATAACAACCGCCCCCCGCTAAGCAAATACCCAACCACTGCCCCCACAACAACAGTAATTCCCCGCTCCACCATGCTTTCCCACCGCTTAGCAGGCTTTTGTGCAAGTATTTTTACGTCCGCTTTGATCTCGCCTACATCCTCCTTGATATACTCTTGTTCTTTTTGCATCACAGAAAAAGCATTTGCAAGCTGTTCAAGGTTGTCCTGACGTTCCTCCACCTTGTCCAGTCTATGCTTGTTACTCTTGCTTCGTGCATCTACCTCCACCAATTTCTCCGAAATTTCATCCTGATTCATTGCCCTCACCCCCTTACGTCGCCAAATTTCCATTTGCATCAATTATGCTTGTATAGGTACCGTTTACCCCGGTGCTGCTATACCTTAATCCGTTACTTCCAAAATGAAATACCTTCGTTGCATTTGCTGTGGAAGTACCATCCACGCAGATATAAAGACCGTCGGTGTTGATTGTGGCCTTTCCGTTGATTATATTGAACACCTGTTTTACCTCGGTACTCGCACTTGTAGCCGTCGCAAGGCTTTTTTCTCCGCTGGTAATGGATGATGTCAAATCGGGTACAAAATCGCCCAATTCCACGCTGTTGTACCGCTCAAGTAAGCAATCCCATTCATATGAGATAACCTTGGCTTTCTTGTGGAATCCTATTTTTACATTGGAAACCGTCACCACGTCCCCCAGCCACACCTCTTCCAAAACAGCATATTCTTTGTATTCCTCCGTTTTAGAAAGCATCTGAAAATCAGCTTTGATATTTACTTTTGGCAAGTCACATCCACCGTCAAATAGTTCCTGTACAGCCGCAGGAAGTTGAGCTGCAGTCAAACTGCTGTCCTCAAAAACATAAATCTTGGGATACTGGTAATTGCCGATATATGGGCTATCCCGATACAACCCCGACATTGCCACGCCATTTTTTCCATAGGCGTATATTCTTGTGGCGACGTCTGAAATATCTTCGCTGACTTCCAAACCCACAAGGTTTTTGCCGTATCGAATGGCAACGCCCCGATCCTGCCCGATGGAGGTTTTCATGGTTACGGTAAAGCCATCCCGTAGGATTTCGCCGCCAAATGTCTTGACAAAACTGCTTGCATCATCGTCACCATTTAATAGGATAGAAATAGGATTTTCTTTGCTTGTTACGACCGTTCCTGTGCCGCTCATTGTTGTGGATAGTGTAAATGATTGGGTGAATACAAAAGCCGCTTGAATAGCGTTTAAAATGGCTTGGGGCGTACCTGTTACATTGACGGACAAGCAAAGGTTATCCAGCAAATCATAAAAGATATGACGAGCGTTTACCGTTATTCCGTCCATGTCAGGCCTAACATGATAAATCCGAAACGGCTGTTTCCCCCTCGGCGTGGATGCATAAATAATCCGCTCCTTTTCAAGCTTCTCCCACTTCCCCCATTCGTCATAAGGGTGTTCCATTTCCAACTCATAAATGCCGTTTAATTCCTCTGTGACACTACAAAGGCTCGGAAGTAATGCTCCCAAGCCTAAATTATTAAATGATGTGCTATTTTTTTCGTGTATGGTAATCATCAAATCACCTCGTATTCCAACCCTGTAATTAGCTTGTATTCTTCGGCTACTAATCTTCTAGCCTTGACAAATTTTGCTACATCACTAGCAGAATACAGTCCCATATCGTAATACCGTTTTACAATCGCATACATATTTACACCTCCAATTGTCCTAGTAAAATTTTAGCCATAACCGCATCTTGCGCCCCTTGATTATCCAGAATCGACATTTGGTTCAATAACAATTCGGCTTGCAGAATATCTTGCTCCGTTGGCTGCGGTTCTGGTTCTGGAATAACAGGCTTATTCGCTTCAAATTCCTCCTGTGTAATTTCTGCCAATTCCTCTGACGGAGTATTACCGATGGAATATTTCAAAAACAAATAGCCATCAAAATAATAACTTTCCGTGTATGCACACCCACTTTTAATTACAGGCGGCTCATTTCCTTGTTTTTTATAATACATAACTCCCCCTCCTCTATTCGTACAGGGCATATGCTATACCCACATTTGCGCCTGCAGTTCCGCTTACCACAACAACAAAAGAATCCTTAAACGGCATAACTCCAGTCGAATAACTTGGCATTTGGGAACTGCTGGGAGACGCGTAGAATAGCCCATCCACGCTCGATGCTACAGACGGCTTATAAATATAGTTCGAACCTCCAGACAAGCTTGAATATTCAACTCCGTCAGCGATAACTGTTACATCTGTAAGCGTGCCTTGCAATCCATAAAATTCCCCTGCACCAGATACAGATAAAATGATTTTTGGAGTGGTACCAGGAGGAATAGTTGCTATTAATTTTTTATAAACTTTGTACTTTTTGACACTAAGCAAGCCATTCAGTTTCCCCATTACCGTCCCTGCTGTTGTCGTGCCACCTGTATCGGTAGTTTCGCCTAAGCGGTCAATAACCCCTTGCACGCTTGCTTCGGACAAAACAGTGTTGAGCAGTGTGGTCAAATCGGTATCCAAATATTTAGCCATATATTCTAGCATCTTCCAAAAGGTATCAACGTTGCGCTCGGTTGCAATCGTGCCTTTTTTACCCATATTTTGTACCATATCTGTCATTAAATCATAGGCTTCGTAAAGGTTCTGGTATAGCACAACCAATGCACCGTATTCATTACTGCTTTCGATTGCACTAGAAGAAATAAGGCTTTTTACAACGTGAATTTTAAACGGCAAAGACTGTAAAATCTGTACGTTATCATGATAAATTACAATTTGCACCGTCAAATCGTTTGCAACTGCCAAGGCTTGATCCGTCAATTCAAACTGACACCGACCGTTTGCGGCTTCGGTAATTGTGCCATCGTTGTATATTTCCGTTCCGTCGTGTTTTGCGCCGTAAATCCTCACATCATGCCCCGTTAGGTCAATGGGTAATCCGTTGTCCAATAAAAACACATCTAAAAAACGGCTGTTGCTATCATTTTGTACCGCTGTAATAATGTCATTTGTTTCTGTTCGCACATCAACATACAGCTTGTTAAAAACTTGTGCCATGTTATAACCACCTCCATTTTGGGATTATTTCCACCTTTGTCACGTTCCCTGTCCAACTAATTGTGTTCTGTCCGACCTCAAACCTCGGAAAATCCATAGCAGAATATTTATTATTTGCGTTTGCAGTCCCCTTGTAGACTTCCATCATTTCACTATCGATGGTAATGTAGCCGTCAACCCCCGTCAGACCGTACCCGGTACCGTTTATGGTCAATGTAATGTTGCCTGTGCCATAAACGGTTATGGTTGGTTGGGAGTAGACGGTGCCTTTGTTGTTGATTGTGGTCGGGGCTGTCAATATCACGTCATCAGCATGGGAAATGACGGCGTTCACAGAATATTTGAACGGAAATACCTTGAATTGTACAAGAAACGAATTGTACAAATAAATCACATCAGAAATGGCGATTGCATTGCTGATTCTTGCCTTGTATAATTTATCCGGTTCCGTTGATACTATCAAATCCCCACTGCCGTCCAACCACACCGCTAACTCTGAAAGCCTTGCCGCCCCCCTCTTGCCGCATTCAATTGAAAGCGTATACGGTTCGTATGTATTTTCATCTATGGTCAATACACCGTTTCTGCCGGGGATAGTGACCTCCTGTTCTCTGCGTTGGGGCTTCACAATGTCGGGCATAGCGGAAATCAATATTCCATAGTCTTTGCTGTTTTTACCTTTAAAAATAAAAAAAGGCTCCATAATTACGCCCCCCCTGTCGCTGATACTTTTTGTTTGCGGTAGAATTCGGCCTCTTGCAATAGGCTTGAAACAGAGCCTCTGCCGTCATTTACTATTTTTTCAATTTTCAAGATAAAGTCGCCGCCATTGATGGTGGAACTACTCCAGATATTCGAGGTATTTTTCTGCAAAACACTTTGTGCAGCTCTATTTTGCGCCTGCCCAATGTCCTCCATCATACAATCTGTATATCTTTGCATTTCAGATGGATCATAGGCATCCTTCATCCCCTTTACCACACCTTGGGTGATGGGTGCGCCTACCTCCCGTGCCGCTCTTTTGGAAGGACTTGCCGTTTCTGTAGCACGCTTTAGTTCAGCAATAATGGCATCTGCAATACTTCTTGCAGTTGAAACGGCCTCACTTCGCCTACTTTCCATGCCGTTGACAACGCCTTCCATGGCATCCACACCAACACCTTGACAAAGAGCAGGAATATCGCTCAAAGCTTTTTCCATTTCAGAAGTAAAGTCCTCTTCCAAGGCCTCCAGTTCCTTCTCGTAAAACTTAGCCGCAATTTCCTTTACCAAATCCTGCTTTTCATCCCATGCCTTTGAATACTCTTCAAAAAACTTATCGCTTTTGGAAAGCAGTTCCTCCCCGAAAGCCATTCCATCCTCAACGCCCATCCCCAAAACTTCATTAAATAAACCCGGGGAAATTCCTTTTTCCCGAAGCTTATCTAGTATTTGGGCATATTTCTCCAACCCTTCAATTTGGCGGTCGATTTTTTCAAGCTGTACCTCACCATCTGCGTCAAAGGAAAACAACTTTCCATAGCCTGAAAGCTTTTCTTCCATGCGCTGCCTTTCCTTAATAATAGCATCGTATTGCTTCTGCGCCACCTCGGTAATGCTCTCAATTTTTGTTGACACCAGCTTATAAGCCTCATTTGTGCCGTTATTGATTGCGTCCTTATAAACCGCCATTAATTCCTTGGCAGCCTTCCTATATGCCGGGGCTGCTTTTTTATTTGCCTCAGCAAAGGCATTCACGTTAGCATCAACCTGCCAACCCATGCTTGAAATAGCCCCAGAAGCCGCTTCCGCCATGCCCTCCTTCATGAACTTTAAGTAAAGACTTCCCAATTCTTTATAGGAAGTAGCCCCCATCTTTGCCTTTAGAAGAGATGCCTCAGAAATAGAGGCCACTGTTTTTTCCAGACTGCTCATGGATTCTTCTATCACAAAAGCCCTTTGAATCACACCGTTTTGGGCTAGATCCCCAAGCTGCAAAGCCTGCTCTGTAATCTTTTCCAGACCATTGCTAACCGAGGCCGCAAACAAAGAAAGGGTGCTTGCCGAACTAAGGAAGGAGGACGATACCGCCTTTGCACTAAGGTTTGCTAAGTTTTTTAAATCAACAACACCCTTTTCAAACCCCGTTTCATCTACTTTTGTTCCAAATGTCAAATATCCGTCGTAATTGTATGCCATTTTTCTCACCTCTTTCCATATGAATTACAATACCCCCGTTAAATCTCCCCCCAACAAAAGAGCATTTTCAATAGCCGCAAGCTTTTCTTCCTCACCCTTGGAAGAAGGAAGACGATATAACGCTTTCATCCTGCGATAAAACTCCCTTTGCTCCTTTCCTATGCTCTCAGAAATCTCCATGGAACGATAACCCATAATTTTGCAAAATGCAGTATCCTTTCCCAATCCTTGAAATAATGCCCGAAATTTCCACCAGTGAAGCTGCTTTTCTTGGGTTAAATCCATGCTGTATTGCTCCAAAAAAGCACTGTAAATATAGGCAGCATCCTGCTCAAAGGAATAAATCCTCTCCTGTTTTTTATGGGTTCCATTTTTTTTGAAATTCTTTTCCTCTTCCCCTAAGCGGTAAAACCATTGAATGCCCTCCAAAGCCATTTTCCAATTTTCTGGAATAACGGGATAGAATAAGCGTAATGCAAGAAGGGGCTTCTCAGCCCCTTCCACATCCTCATCTAGCATTAATAATTCATACAATATCCCAACCCGAAAATCCCATCGAATGGGATATTCCTTCTCGTCAATCCACAGCTTTTGGGGCAGTGCATCAATCAAGAGGTTCATAGACCTTCAATCCTTTCCACGTCATAGGGGGATTTTTTTCTCATAACATCAATATATTCCTCCACCAAATAAGTATAAATATCCCTGTGCAGTACAATGGTATCCTCTCCTTGAAAAATATTATGAACTCCTTCAGAGCAATCCAGAATCTCTCCGATTGCCCTTTTCAGCACTGTTTTTTCCTCGTTTTGCATTTCATGGAAGCATTCCGCCTGCCCTAAATCGCCTCTGTCCTTATTCTCAATTTGTTCAAACTCGCCTTGAACCTTTTTAAAAATAAGAGCAATAGCATCTCTGCCAAAATCCACTGTATATCCTTGCCCCAAAATATGAACCTCGCGTTTGGTTTCTCTTCTTAGAAAGCTGCTCATAACAATCCCCCTTTGCCCTGAAAAATTATGCCGTTTCGGTAAAAATTTTCGTTGTTGTGTTAAAAGTACCATAAACAGGATCGCCCACCCCGTGGAGGGTGCCTGTTACCTTCACCGCTTCGCCGCCTGCGCCGGTAATGCCCGTCACGGCAACAGCAACCTTAAATTTTCTTGCGCTAAAGGTATTTTCTAAGGTCACATGAGGCTGAAACAGCTCCACACGAACATATTCCAGCTCAGCATCAGCCCCTGTTCTTTGATTTCGCCCGATGCTATAGAGCGCCATAACCGCTTCCTCCGATGCAATCAAATCCGTATCAAAGGGAAACTGTGTCTGATAGTTTTTAATCTGGCTTGACTGCGCCTTTTGATGAATATAGGTTTTCCCATCCGTCTGGGCATTGGGATTTTCGTCTAAGGTGTTAAACCCCACACCCATCAACGCAAAACTTGGTGTTTCGGTACTACTTGTATTTAAATAATCTGCAATTTGATGTCTCATTACTGTATCACTCATGATATTTTTTCTACCCCTTTCTCAAAATAAATGAATCGGCATTGTATCTGATACCTTGCCGTATTTTCTCTTGCGTCAATTACATAGCCTTCGCTCTCCGCCTCTATACGCAACGCCTCACGGCCAATCCCCAAAAACGGGAGCTCTTTTTTTTGGCTTTTTTCCTTCAACCATTTCACAAAATTTTCATAAAATCCGCTATTTTCCACGTTTGTATCCACATCAGAACCATATCTCTCTACACTTCCAAAGGTAAATACAAACTGACAAAGAGCACTCCCGTCAATGTAAGACTTTATTTCTTTTTTGGCAGGCATACCGTCAATACTGTATTCTGTAGGGCAAATTCCAAGATAGTCCACATGAATGGCCCCATCCTTTAGCAATGGGCAAGTACAAAAAAATTCTCGAATGGCCTGTGTTATACTTTTATTTTCCAATTAGCTTCCCTGCCCCCTTTAAAATTTCCTGGCTATATTGGGACTTCATGCGCAAAAACCAATATGCCCCTCGCATAGGCGCTCCTTTAAATTGCAACGACCTCTGCGTTCGCATTTTTTTCTCGCCGCTCTTTGCCCATGTAGAGCCAGTACTTGGGCTAACCATGACCTTCCCGTAGTATAAATATCTTGCATAAGCCACAGTATACACCACCTCTCCGTTTTTCACGTACACATTGTTTTGCAACGCCCCTGTATCAAAGGGTGTAAAAGGCGCCATCCGACGAAGTACTTCTTGGTCAATATATTGCTGTATTCTACCATTCACGCCTAAGCCTTGGCGTTTTTTCAATGCATCCAGACTGCCCAAATCCACGGAAAAACTCACTTTGCCACCACCTCCCAATGCTGTAAGTCCTTACTGCCATAGTCAAAGGTACTGACCGATACAATGGTAAGACTTCTTCCGGAAGAAATTCCCCGCATAATTTTATCCTCAGGGCGCAACGCAAAATACTTCGTTGGGTTTTCCTGAAATTCTTCATTGGTACCAAAAATCCGAGTAGCTTCCGCCAAAGACGGTATGAAGATATGCACCTCATTTGCCTCATAAATCTCCTCTTTCGTAAGCCTTGCCCCCAATTCTGCTTGCCAAAAAACCCCTGTGATTACTGTTGGTTGTAAAATATATTTGCGAAAAATCGGGTCGTAAATTCTATTGAATACCGTACAAACTTCCTTTGAATTCAAGCCCTACACCCCCAAATACAAAAGCCCTGTTGGCAATAAATAACGGCAAACGGCAATGGAAAGGCGCTCCTCTTCATTGGGCGTATTGGTAATTCCGGCGGCATAATTTCTGGTTATTTTCCCAACGCTTTCTGCCACAACGCCGCCCCCCTCCTCGTTGATTTTGATTGCTTCCGCCACTGCACAGCAAGCTTTTTTCACTAAATCCTCATCATCCCAATAGAAAGCCGCCCTCCCATGGGTAACCAAATCAAGATATTCCGACGCTCGTTTTGCAAAGCGGTCAAAATCAGCTTGAGAGATGGCATTTCCCCCAAAGCTTTCCTGATAAAAATCATAGGTTGCATAAGCCATTGCCGTTTCCCCCTTTCTTACGCCTTATCTTCTGACTGTTCCGCTACCTCTTGCTTTTTCTCTGCAACCCCTTTTTTCAACAAAGCTATTTCATTTCTCAAAGACTTGTTTTCCTCAAGCACCTTCTTTTTTTCCTTGCGAAGCTTGTCCATTTCAGTCTGCAAACTCTTACTGTCTTCTTCCAAAAAACTCGGATTTAATTTTTCCGGCTTTGTACCCAAACCTACTGTTTTTGCCATAATTAAAAGCCTCCTTATGCCTTATGGGACAAGTAAATTCCTGCCACCTTATTTTTGTAAACATCAACAATGCCATATTTGCGGTATTTCACAATGTAGCTATCCGCATCAGGGTTCCCCGCAGGATCGATAACATCGCCTACAACGTGCTTGTCAAACTTAATCACCGCACCCTTATGTACAATCATAAAATTGATGTCCTTACCGTCCATTGCCTTTTTGTAATGCCCCAGCTCCTCACCTGCAGTTTTGCCGTCCAAAAGGTCAATGGCTGTGTAGAAGCGGCTCTGAGGCACTTTGCGAATGACTTCAAAGCTGGTTAACACCTCTTTGGATTTTGTAGTGTCCAATGCCATTACGCTGTTGAAAAGGGCATGGGTGGCATACAAAATTCTGCCCTCCTCAGGCACTTCGTCCTCATCCATCTTGCTTTTTGCCGCCATCAAGGCCTCCAAAAACACCTCTGCTGATGCGTAGGTTGCTGCAGTTGCCGTAGAAATCCCCTCTGTTCCTGCTAAGGTTGCAAAGGTAAAGGCATCCGCCTCGGGTGCGACCTTTTCCCTCTGCAAGGTTGCACCCGCCATATGGAAAGCTACCTGGAAGGTTTCTGCATCGTCCATAGTATCAATAGAAAGCTTTGTACCTCTATCATAGTTAAATGCAGCTGTCTTCCATACCACATCAACAGAACCGTTGGTATAGCCGCTGTTTCTGTCATAGTTACCTAAGCCGGAAACGCTAATTTGGGGGTATAAAATTTCGTTACCGTTACCCCCTGCCTTCATCATATTACTGTCACTGGTTAAGTCTGCTGTTACCGAAGCGCTTTTATATACCTCGTCAATCAAGTTTGTGTAGTTTTTTGCCAATGTAATTCCCATATTTTCTCTCTCCTCTCAATCCTTCAAAGTTAATCCCATCAATGCTCTCATTTTGTTTTCTTCCACCTTGGTCAGACTAACACGACCCATACCTGCCATTTCAATAGGTCTATTGGGGTTTAAAAAGTAGTTTTTATCCTTGGTCAATTCGGCCAAGATTTCCATATCCTCCTTACCTTTGTTTACGTCCATAGCAACAGCGGCATGAAACTCAGCAAAAACAGACTTTTCCGTCAGCTCATCCCGCCATTTGTTTTCACCAACAGCCTCATCAAAGCGTTTTTTCAAATAAACCTCTTGCGCGGCTTCCTTTTCCTTGCGAAGAACTTCTTCTTTTTCAGCGGCAGTTTTTCGTTCCAATTCCTCCAGTCTTTGCTTAAAGCTGTCCTCCTGTTTAGAGTCCTCCTGAAGCTGCAAAAGCTGTGCCTCCAATCCTTTTTTGGCACTGTTTATTGCGTTAAAATCAGCTCTTGCAACGAAATTTTTCCCGATACCCTCGGTAATTTTTTTCTCCAATTCCTGTGCATTTTCCAATCCATTCAAAATTTCCTTCAACCATTCCATGATTATGTGCTCCTTTCGCTTCTACAATAATATGTAATCATTCAGGCTCTATCCTTTTTATTCGGCCAGTCCCGATATTGAGCCACCCCTTTTATCCCTGGGAAAGGGTACAAAAAAAGGCCTGTTTAACGTCTATTGCCCAAAGACAAGAAAAGGGCAATGGCAAGACCTAGGTCAAGACCTTGGGGACTCTATCCCCAAACCTCTGCAAGGGGCGTCGTCCCTAGACCCATCTAAACCCGCATAAAATGCGGGTTGTGTAAAAGTTTTTGGTCTTGCTTTTTTCAAAAAGCAAGTGGGTTTGGTCATCACTTTTGCCAAGCAAAAGTCGGCTTTGCCGACTGCCCTATCTTGGGCAGTGAGAGGGCAACGCCCAAGGTTTGTCTACGTTCTATTGAAAACCTTTGGTTTTCAATAGAATTGATAATTATTCTAAGTGAAGCCTTGCTAAAGTTTTGTTTGAACCTTTTCAAAAGTTCATAGGGTTTGGGGCACTTCCTCAAGGTCTTGCACATCCCCAAGGCCTTTCCCTTTCCCGAGGTCTTGCATTTCTGCTAGCTTATCTAAAACCTTTTGTGCTTCATCCGTTGTTTCGTTTGGATTCAGCCATTGCCTTAACTCCACCTTGCTTTTTACCCCTAAGTCCAAGGCATCCTTCAACTGCCCCCATGTTTCACTGCTGCTTTCTATCATCTCATAGGACCAGTCAAAGCGAACACCGTATTCCCCCATAGGTGCCAACTCATAACAATTGGCTAAAACATTACACGCATAAATGTAATCCCGTACCCCTTTTTCAATGGCATTACGGATGTCCCCAATCATAGAATAAGTATCATAAAGCCCCGCTTTAATCTCCGTAGCTGTGGCACCTCGCGTTTCCGGTGCCGTTAAAACCCCCTTGCTTGTGCCTATACTTTTTTCCAAAAGCCCAAATAAGTATTGCAGCCGTTCATAATAACTGCTGTGGCGAATTTCCGGGCTAAACACTTCAATCATATCGCCGCTTTCCTTGCCATGAGCGGCAAAAAATACCTTGCTTGGCATTCGATATTTCCCCGTTTTGGCATCTTTTTGAAACATACGCTCGTCGGCAAAAATTTTTACCTCTTTAAGCTTATACTCGTCCCGAATTTGCTCAAAACACTCAAAAATCTCTCTAATTAAACCATCACACCCATAAGTAATGGGGACACCATATTCGTCGCTAAACCGCCTGCTATCCACAGGCGATTGAAAAAAGGCAACTAATACACGATCCACGCCAGAAATGGCGATATCCTCAATTTCCGCCCATTGCTCCAAGAAAGCATTATTCCCCCACTGGTCGGTAACCTTGTTTGTAATATAAAGATTCCCCTCAGCCACCCGATAGTCCACCCATCTGAAATATTGCTTTTCCTTTTGCTTCACGCTGTCTGCTAAAACCGTTGCTCTGGTAATGCGGTTTCCTTGCTTTTCATGGATTACAATTCTCTCCTGAGATAAAACATCGAATTGAATCCCCCCAAGCCTGACATAAGGCACAATGATGCACCCACCAGTACCCAGCATACGTGAAACAACCCGCTTCATCCATCCCCAAACCTCCCCTAAGCATTGGTCTAACAAAGCCACTCTGCCATTATTTCCAACCACATCTGCCGTGCTTTCGCTCATGGCAAGGGTAGCAAGCCTGTTGGCAAAAATAGCAGTAAAATTCATTTCCTCCACTGCCTCATATTTCTGGGTAAAACCCATGTTTTCCGTCAGCTGTTCCCCTGTTGTATTTGTTTTCGTAATGCCAAAAATCTGTAAAATGTAATTCCAAACTGCTTTAAGCATCATAATTCCCCACCAATCTGTATATGTAGTATTCAAAACTGTATTCATCCGCATCCAAAATATCTATGTCGCTGCTGCCGTTGTCCAGCCTCTTGTCCTCCAAAACCTGACTGTCCCAAACTGCCGTAGTAAGCCCCCTCACAAGATCATCACACTCTCCCTCAACAATATGGTATCTCTCCCCACCCATAAGCAATAGTGTACAGCGAATCCTATCATTAATCGGTCGCTTAATACTATTGTAAATGGGGTATGTTGTATGCTGGCGGTAACTGTTAATCATGGTTTGCTCTGCGCTATCGCAGTAAACACCGCTGGGATAGCCGTAATCCCCAATAATTCCCTCCACAAAATCAATTAACTCCTTCTCCAAAGCATGAAAGCTCATGCCCGTTGCCTGTATGCTCCTCGCCCGCAGCTTGTACACATGATTGTCAAAGGAAATCCCCGTAGCAACAAAGGCATGGTTGGATTTGTTGCCCCCAAAGTCATGCCCAATGCCAATATAGTCAAACTGCTTGGGCAAATCCTCCTTTGCAATCATAAATTTTTTGGGATTATCCGCAAATTCCTTGTAAATCAAGCCCTCCGCCAATGCCCATTTTCCTAATATGTATCGGTCATACAAAACCGTACCACGATACTCTTTTTTTAAATTTTCCACAAACTCTCTGCTCAAAAATGGATTGTCATCTAAAATGTAATTTTGCAAATAAATATCTGCATCGCTTTGCAAAAATTTATAAAACCAGTGATTAGGACTTTCCGGATTGCAAGTTCCGTCAAAACAGCTGTAAGGCTTGTCCAATCTACTTTTCAGCATGTGGAAAACTCCCTCGTGCCATGTCACCACCTCGTCCCCATAACAATATTTAATACTTGCCCCACGAATACGATCCACTTGATTTTCCCGGTCTGCCCCCAAACAGTAACACTTTTCTCCAAACAGCATTGCTGTATTATCCGATCGAATATCCGAAACCAGTGCCGGGGTAAATATCTTCTGCAACGGCTCAATGATATTTCTTTGCAGCGTCCCCTTTGTGTTGCCCAGAATCACTACAAGCCCTTCTTTCCCCCGCACCGCCCGAATCCTTCTGGGAATGATGTAATAATCCAAATATGTTTTCCCCGAACGTGTTGCCCCCGATTTGATGTTCCAGCGGCAGTTGGCATGATTCCAATATTCCTTTTGCTTACTGCTTAGCTGCATTGTTTATCCCCTCCAAAATACCGTCTAACTTTTCATAAATTTGTGTATCAAAATCCTCCCTTGTTTTTTCTGCCCACCCTTGAAAATTATTGGTCAACGTAAATTTCGCCCCCTGCAACCCATCTTTATCATAAAGACGTTCCTCCGCATAACTCTCAAGCTTCAGCCTTGCCCTTGCAACGGTTTCCGCAAATTTTCCCGTGTAGTTCAAGAAGTCCTGTCTGGATTGAAAGCGCAGCGCAAAAGCAAGACCGGACACCGTTGGTGGCCTTGCCCCAACCATTGTCGGCTCCCCATTTTTTTGATAAACCACGTTGTCATAGTCATCCCGTAAGGCTTCTCCCTTGCATTTTTCAAAATATTTATCCGCTAACGTCTCCACCTCCTCCTTGTTTTCATAATGGGGCACGCTCTTTTTGCTGTTTTTCGGCATGAAAGGCCCCCTCCTTCCCCCCCCAATTTTTTTATCCCTATTTTACCCCTTAATGGAAAAACCACTTTGTACACAAAAAAAAGACACCCTCTTTTTTGGATGTCTTTTCTGCTTTATCTTTTTGTGTTCGGCCCCAAACCCTCTTTCACCGAATTATGGGTACCATTTTGATTTTGCACCTTTAGAGATTTGGATTCGTTGTTAAATTTATTTTTACTTATTTGGTCCTGCTGTCTTTTTCGTGTTTTGTCCAT